TTTTCGGGTTTCGCTTCAGGTCGCCAGCCCTTATGCGGCGCAATTCAGTGATACGGTCGCGCAACTCAGCCATTTGTTGTTCCTATGACCGAAATAAAAGGCGAAATGCTGCGTTTGCAATATCCAGATGGTGGGCCGTCGCGCGGGCCCCGCGTGTCGTGGCTGCCCCCACAGTACCTTTTTTGATTGCGCGTCCACGCATTGTCATCATCAACGCCGCATGTGTGTCTGCTGTGCGCTTACGTGCATGTGCTGCTGCGATACGCAGAGAGAGGGCAAGAGCCGCACGTCTCTGCTGGCATCGGGCACAGGTCATCGGCGTCTCGTTGCCATCGCTTTAGCAATCGCAATGGGGAGAGCAACAATCAATTCTCTCCGCATGGATGTGGCGAAGTCCTCGTAGAAGGGGACACGCTTCGGCACAGGGGTGCGTGACTTCAGAACATACATCAGCTTCAGGCGACCGCGTTTGTCGCGCGTATAGAGCGCATCTTTAATTCGTATCGCATTCACCAAGCTCTTAGGCCGCAACCGTTGCGGCACACCCCGCGAGGTCTTCGTGATCTTACTGGAGGGCACAGCAAGACTAGACCCACCACGCGGGGAGCGCACACCACCAAGGGCCTGCATTTGCAGGTTGCCTCGATCCAGCTTGTCGTAGATTTCAACTGCGGCAGAGCGTTTGTCAGCACGAGCGCCGCGTGTCGTCAGCGATGCTGCGATAAACGAACTGTTGCGCTGCTGGATGTGCTGCGGCCACGTCTGCTTGATCAGAAAATTCCGCGTCACATCGGCGGCGCGGTTCAGGGCGACGGCAGTGGCGAAGGGGATTTGATCCGCTGCTGCGCCCAGCGAGGTTGCAAACTTCTGCACTTCGGCAAAGTCAAACTCGACCTTTATCATGCGGCCTCACAAACGAAAGAGGCGGTGGTGAGCGCCAGCCCGACACCGCCTCTCGTGGCATTTCCAATGAAATGTGGAGCAAGCCATCGGGATTGCCGAGGCGGAGCATACACATTTGTCATTGCATGGCAATGCCGTTGCTCCCAACGTGCGCAGGACGCTGCATCGCATAGGTCAACTCGTTACCTTCGAAGATGTTGATCAGCCTGCAACGTCCGTCACTCATGTCGTCGCAGTATTCCGCGATGGCCTCTAAATCGTACTCACAGTCAGGCTCATAGATCAGCGTGGCGACGTGATCGCGGAAATTGTAGACAATCGAGCGTAGGCAGTCTTCGTTCATGACGATCCGCACACACTGTCGAAGTCCTTGCTCGGCGCACAGGGCACAGACCCCGTAGCCAAACCATCGGCAGCACGTTCAAGCGCATCGTCGCTGTAAAGTTGATTGCAGGCTTCAAGCTCAATCTGGTCTTCGTTTTCCATTGTGCTGCTCCGGTTTCATGATCTGTGGTGTCGTTCCCAGATCAATCGGCTGATCATCGTATCGGGTGTGCGATTGGAAAGGGCACACGCACGAGCCCCAGCATACTCAGCAACCATGCCACGACGACGATGGCGCACAGCAAACCCACAACGATACGCCCCCACTTGTCGACGTTCGGGTCGATGCTGCCAAGCGCGAACACGATCACCCAGCGGATGGCGAACGCCACCAAGATGATGACGGCGATGTAAAGCAGGACGTACAACAGGCCCAGCAAAATACTGCCGATGTCCATGTCAGCCTCCGTGTTGCCCGTTGCTGCGCTTAATCAACCTCAACGCTCGTTGTGCGATGCCGTTCGGTTTCAATGGAGGTCGCGGTGCCGCCCGCTGCACTTTCGTAACACCACGCCGCACATCTGTCAGTGCCGCACCGAACAACCGGCTTATCTCCGCTTTGTTCATGATCCTTCAGTCATAAGTATGCGGACCTTTTCTTCGTTCCGTTGCAACCACTCCAGCGTCTTCTGTACGGCCCGCATCCGCTCGACCTGATAGTCTGCAATCGATTGCCGCAGCTTACCGCTATTGACCATGTGCGGATAGACTTCACTGCGCATCTTCAGTTCGCGCTTCACCTCGTCGATCTGCTGGTTGAGCGAGATTGTCATGCCCGCGACCGTAAATACCTGCGCCGCGCGCTGTGCAGCATCCGCTTTTTAGCTGCAAACTCTTTCGGGTCCATCGTCTCCTGCATCTTCAGCCGCGTGTGGTACACGTCGCACCAATGCTCCAGCGTCATGTCCTTGCCGCTGTGGATGATCATGTCGAAGCCCATCACCACAGCCTGCACACACTGATAGGCATGTTCCTCGATCACATCCCCGGCAGCGATCCACTCGGCAACCTTGCGCACAACGTACTCGACTTCGTCATCGTGTGATGTCTGCGTACAACACTTTTCTTGCTTCATCGAACAGTCTCACCTTCGTAGCATCTTTTAAGTCTGCCCCCGGCACAGTCGAAGGCGGCGGAATTATTTTACAGAAGACCAGCTTGTCGGCCACCATCACATCGATCAGCAGCTTCATTGCAGCAATGTACGCGCCGTTGCGGCAATCAGCATCACCACAGTTTTCGATCTTGTGCGGGGTCACAGCGGATGCCCCGCCTGCTGCTTGGCCTTTGCGCGGGCGTAGGCGATCTGGCGGCTCTTGATCCAGTTCGCAGTCTCTGGCGACACCCATTTCGATGCGTTGACGTAGCCGAAGGCATTCGGCCAGACGCCAAACTTTTCCCGAAACTTGTGCGACACCCAGCCGCTGCTGTAGCCGTGATCTTTGGCAAAACGGCGCAACTCACCCACGAACATCGCCTTGTCTGCCGGTCCAACAGGCAATGGCTTTGCTTTCGGCTTTAACTCACGCAACTCGCCATCCTCGGGCTTCACCTTATTGACAGCCACCGCCACGAAACCACAGGCTGGACACTTGGCGCATCGCGGGGGCTTCAGATACGCGCACTGCGGACATTCCTTCGGCAACCGTATGGCATCGGTGCGGTTCTCATGTGCGGGCGTCTTGCCAACGTGCAGGCCGCTGTAGCTCTCATCGATGTCGGTCACGAAGCCCAGACGCTGATGGTTATCGCTATGATCGAGGATCAGACAGTGGTCTTTGCCGGGAGCCGTGCGCAGACCGCGTCCGACAATCTGCACGAACAGCATGTCGCTCTTGGTTGGCCGACACAGGCTGATACAGCGCACATCCCAATCGATGCCGACCGTCAATGTACCGACATTGCACACCACCTTTACCCGGCCACTATGGAAGTCGCGCTTGATTGCCTTGCGCTCAAGATCATCGGTGTGGGCATCCTGATAGGCACACGGGACACCGGCAGCCTCAAACTTCATTTGCAGATGCTTTGCGTGCAATCGGTCCACCGCATAGCATAGCGTTGGCCGGTCTTCGGCCAGCTTCACCCATGTCTCGACAGCGTCAGCAACCAATTTGCCTTCCGACATTTTCGCGGACAATTCGTTCTGCTGATAATCACCAGCCACCGTGCGCACCGCGCTCAAATCAGGATGCGATGGCGCATACACCTTGTACGGCGACAGCAGACCCGCCTCGATCAGTTCGCGCGTGGTCGATGCCTTGATGTAGTGCCCGAAATAGGAGCCCAGCCCGCGCGTCCACGGCGTTGCCGACAGACCAATGATCGGCGTCTTCTGCCACTTCGGGTCTTGCAGCCATTTCGGATAGAACTTCTCAAACCATTTGTGCACTTCATCGACCAGCGCCACATCATGCTCTGGCATCGGTCGCTTCATCAGCGTCTGCACACTGGCGATCTGGATCGGCTTGCTCCAATCAGTCATCTCGTGCTGCGCTTGGATCACACCGACATCCGGTATGCCCTGCGCGTAAAACATTTCGACGGTCTGATCGATCAGCGAGATTGCGGGCACCGTGAACAACACCTTTTTCTTTTTCGCCCGCGCATTATTTACCAGTGCTGCGGCCAATATCGTTTTACCAAAGCCGGTCGGAGCCTGCATCACGATCCGCCGCTGACCGGCACCCACCGCACAGCGCAAATTCTCCAGCGCATCAATTTGATCAGTGCGTAATCCGTGCATCGTTTGCTCCCTTCAATTCGTCATTCCAATCATTGCCCGCTGTCTCGGGGATGCGCACGTCAACCTGCCGCTCGATACCCTTGGCCCGCGCCTCGCACACCAGACGATTGGCCAGCGCATAGGCCGCCGCCTGCCCGGTGTAGCTCGTATCGTTATCGCCAAAGATCACCAGCCGCTTCACGCCCACGGGCGGATCAAAAAACTTCATCATCAATGCGGATGTGGTCGACCATACCGGCATGTCGAACATCTTCGCCGCGCTCAACGCCGTCTCGATGCCCTCTGCAACACCCATCACTTCCGCCGCTTCGCTTAGTCGTATCGCGCCGCCTTTCGGCAACACGCCGCGCATGAATTTGCGGCTCGGCTCGACCGGCGCTTTGCCGCCGTCTTCAGTCAGGAAGGTCTGGTGTATCTGCGCCGCGTTGCCATGTGCGTCACAGAACTTCGCAATCATTACCGGGAAAACCTGCTCATGCGGATGAAACGTGGCAATCGTCTCACGCAGCGATCCCTTGATGCCGTGTATCGATAAGCCGCGCTTGACAAGATATTTTCCCGCAGGGCTCTCCGGTGCGATCACGCGCGATGCAATCCAGATGCGCTTCAGTTCAGCCATGCTGGTCACACGCTTGTCCGGCAACATCGGTTTCGCCTTCGGAAGATTGCCGATGATGGCATCGACCTCTTTCGCGGCCTTTGCGAAATCCCAACCGTGCAGCTTCATCAGCAACTGCATTCCGCTGCCGGGTCCGCACTGGTTGCAGTAGTAGCCGCCGTTGCCGGTCGGATCGGTGTAGCGAAAGCGATCAGTGCCGCCGCACAGCGGACAGGGCTGATGCACACCGCTCAAAATCTTCGGCGCGACACCCAGCGCCGGAAGGATTTCGCGCCAGCGGCCCTTAGCCTGCTCGATTGTGTTCATTTCCATGTCAGCCCTCCTGTCTCGCTCGTGCCATCAGCTTTCGCACTCGCCACACTTTGCGCGCGGTCGCCATGTCGTGTTTGAGCCTGCACACTCGGCACACCGTCCACGGCGACTTGCGGCCCTTTTTCCCGCATTTTCGACAGCGCAGTTCTTTACGAAGTTCGACAAGTGCCTGCGCCGCCGTCATTTTTCCCTTCCATTTACTCAGTCTGTACCTTGCTGCTCTGCCGAAGCACCTGCTGCTTCTTTCTTTCTTAACAGCCTCTCACAGCGCGACAGCCGACAGG